GCACTAAACCCCGCGGGAAGTGGACCGATAGCTCAGCTGGATAGAGTACTTGACTACGAATCAAGGGGTCGGGGGTTCGAATCCTCCTCGGTCCGCCACCAACCCCCACATAGTTTGACCCTGTCCAATTTGACCGGAATTCCTGCGTGATTTCCGGTGCTTCTGCTGCGGTGTCGCATACTGAGACGCACCCTGCGGCGGGACATAGCGCCATCATCCCCACTTGTCTCAGTTGCCTGAAGATGCCGGTCCGTTTTCCCTGATAACAGGCAATTTACAGGGAATTTCGGCAGTTTTAGCGCTTTTTGGTGAATTTGCGCGCTGAATGAGATATATAAATCAATATCTTACGGGGCATTTCCCTAAGCAAATTAACAGGGAATTTTTGTGGGCGAACAGGGAATTTTAAAAAGCTATCAGGGAATGCTTTTCAAAGAGCAGGGAAGGCTAAAAGCCAACTCCAGAGAGCTGATCCTGCCGTGCCCAGTCGAGGGGAATGGTCCCGCGCACCAGGGTTTCGAGGGTAAGATCCGCAGGCTGCTTGCCGTCCAGAATCGCGCTCTGGATTTTGGGTGATAGGGAGATCAGCGACGTAATGCGTCTGATGTAGCGCTCAGAGTATCCCACGCGCTGGGCGAGGTGTTTCAAGGCTTCTCCTGACTTCAGCGCATCCGCCCATTGATGCGCATGGCGCAGCCCGCGGATCAAAGTCTGGTCCGGTGCCGCAGTGCGATCCCCGGCGATGATGCGCATCTCCACCCCGCGGCGTTTGCAGGACATTGGAATATTGATTCTGCATACCGTCTCGCTCATCGCGGCTGCCTTTATCTCCATGGCCTCCGCAAGCGCATCACGATTGAGGTCGATCTGAAGCCGCCCGTCTGTCAGAGTCACGGCGAGGATCAGTGCAGCAGCTTTTTGACAGCCTTTGGCTTGGATCTCGGTTGCCAAGGTGTGGACAGCCTTTGTTGCCGCGGCACTCTTCATGGCATTGTCATCGCACAATAGCGCGTGGCGCTGCGCGTGATCTCGCAAGTGATCCGTGATGGCCTGAACAATGGTGGTCTCGAAGGCGCGCGCCGGCAGCCGCCATCCGGTTGGATCAGGGCCCCCCGAGATCAGGCGGTTGGACACATAGTAGCGCTGCCGCTTACCACGCCGCATCGTGTGCGACGGGGTCAGGATATCGCCAGTCTCATCCCGCACTTTGCCTTTCAAAGGTGCTTCCGATGCTGACGACTGTCCTGCAGGCGCCCCGCGCCGGCGCGCACTGGCGGACTGGAGATGCTGCTGAACGCGATCCCAAAGGTGCTGCTCAATGATTGCGGCATGCAGGCCTTCAAAGGTCTGGGTCTTGTGCCGTATCAGGCCGAGATACACGGGGTTCGTCAGAAGGTGATAGATCTGTCCGCGGCTGAACGGCGTGCCCCCCTGGGTCCGTCCAGAGGCAAAGACGTGGTGTTTGGACTTTAACCCTTGCTCATCTGCCGCGTGCACGACGGCATTCAGACAGCGGAGCTGTTCATAGAGATGAAAAATCTGCTGGACGACCTCTGCCTCGCCAGCATTGATAACGAGTTCGCGGCGCGTCTTGTCGGGATGCGGGTCATATCCCAGCGGGGGTATGCCGCCCATCCAGAGGCCTTTCCTCTTTGAGGCTGCGATTTTATCGCGGATGCGTTCGGCCGTGACCTCCCGCTCGAATTGCGCAAAGGACAGCAACACGTTCAAGGTCAGGCGTCCCATCGATGAGGATGTGTTGAAGGCCTGGGTGACAGAGACAAAGGAACAGTCTGCTTTCTCCAGCCGTTCGACGAGCTTGGCAAAATCTGCAAGAGATCGGGTCAGCCGGTCGATCTTGTAGACAACGACCATGTCGATGCGTCCGGCATCGATATCTGTCATCAGTTGCTGCAGGGCAGGGCGCTCGAGTGTCCCTCCTGATATGCCGCCGTCGTCATACCGTGCTGTCAGCATCTTCCACCCTTCGTGCTTCTGGCTGGCGATATAGGCGGCACAGGCCTCGTGCTGCGCATCCAGGGAATTGAAGTCCTGATCCAGGCCTTCATCGGTGGATTTGCGCGTGTAGATGGCGCAGCGGATTTTGACCGTACTCATGACTTAGGGGCGCTCGTCAGGCCAAAGAACCGCGGCCCTGACCAATGTGCCCCAGTGATCTCACGGGCGATTTTGGACAGGGACCGGTATCGCATGTCCCGCCACATGAACCCGTCATCCGTTACGTCCACGACATGCGTCACCCCATTCCATTCACGCAGCAGGCGCCCGCTTGGGCGCAGGCCGGTGCTCTGAGTGCGCGAGGACCGTTCATTGGGTTGACGCAAGGCTGCCTGCGCCTTCTTTGACAATCCGCCGGACCGCCTTGTCTGGATTTCAACGGCCAGAAATCGCCGCATCAAGGCTTTGCTCAAACTCTTTGGAACAGGGGTTCGGAAAGTCTTGGACCACGCAGCGACAAGCGCTGCGCGGTCCATGGCCTCAATCTGCGCAATCGTCATGACGCGGGCCCGGATGCAGGAATGATGCGATAGATGGACATCTTGTGCTTTCCGTCGGGTCTGGTTCTTTCGATGGCGTGACCCGCCTTGCGCAAGCCGCTGAGAGCCGCGCGGGCAGAATGCGGCTGCCAGCCCGTGGCAGCGCAGATCTTGTCAAGGCTTGCGCCTTGCGGGCGGGTCAGCATTTTATGGACTTTATCGGTTTTGGTTTGTCTGGCTTTAGCCATGTCATGTCTCCTCGGTATGTTAGGCCGGCACAATGCCAGCCCTGTACTGAGTAGAACCCGAACGGGCTGCCGGGCATCTTGTCACTACCGCTCTCTTTGGCACCGTAGTCCAGTCGAATTTGCGATCTAGCAGACGGATTTTTTCCGGCCACCATTGCGGCAGTAGAAGGTATCCGTTCTGCAGTGATCAGGTGTCATCATTGTTGTGCAAAGCTTCTGCCGGCAGCACACCGGGTGGCAACGTCAGCGGACCTTCGGATGACGGGTTGTCGATAAACTCGCGCTGAAACCAAACTTCCGTTTCGCGCGTTGCTTTCATTTGATCCTTTTCAAACGCCTCCCTTTCCTCAGGTGTCAGCGGACGTTTTCTTTCTGGTGCAAAAACATTGTCATCGCTGAAGATCTCACGCTGCAGATAATTCGCTTCGGGAACGCGCGTGAATACGAGGCTGGGATAGCCGCGGCCGGAGTCGACGAAAAATGCGCCGCTGCGGCATTCATCAGGAGACGTGTAGACCTTTGGATCCTGCAGATACTGACCGGCAAAGACCCCGGCACCAACCTGTTGGAGCCGTTCTCGCAATTGATCCCGGTTTTCGGTTTCGGGCGCAAGAACCTCACCAACTTTACGCTCAAAAACGTGCCCATTTGATAGTGTCCAGCACTCATCCTGAAGCGCAATGGCCGGGAGCGACAAATGTTCCCAGTTGTCTGGTCCGGCCAGCAGGTGCCCCGTCAGATCGTCCGTATGCAGGCGCTGCATGACCACGATGACAACACCGGTGGATTTGTTGTTCAGGCGCTGGATGATCTCTTCGTCAAACCACCGGTTTACTTCCTGACGTGCTGCGTCGTCTTTCGCGTCTGCTGGCGGTATGGGGTCGTCAATGATGATGATATCGGCCCCGCGCCCGATCTGGCTGGCCTGAGCCTGCACGGGCATGCGACTTCCACCTTCAGGTAGTTGCAGGGCGCCGGGTTTGGGGCCGGGCCGCAGATGCGGAAAGACCGCGCGCAAGCGGTGCGCGCGCAACAGCCGATCTGTGTTTTCACCAAGGTCCGTCACGAGGGGCCGGGTGCCTGCGATGGTCATGATCTTTTTTGTTGGATCACGCCCGAGGACCCAGGCCGGAAACGCAACACTTGCCGTATGCGACTTCAAACTGCGCGGTGGGATGTTGATGATCAGGCGCTTGAGCTCTCCGCGCGCGCAGCGTTCGAGCCGATCGGCCATTAGCGTGATGTGCCAATTGTCGCGTAGCTGCTGACCCGGGTGTAATGCATGGAAGGCAAATCGATTGAACGCCGGGAAATTGGTACGATAGCCTTTCAGAAGGAGGTCAGTCCGATTGATTTTCATCTTTGGCCTCCTTGCTGTATTCAGCGAGCATCGCCGCGAATTCCGCCTCGTCTTCCTCTGTCACGCGAAATGGCTCAGGTTCATCCGCTCCATCGTCATGCTTTGCAACAAATTGTTGTTGGCGAACATCGCCGTTTATAGCGGCCCGAACGACTGTTTTGGCCATCAATTGACGTGCTGTTATCCGCTTTTTGATGTTGCCTTCTCGAATTGTCATTACTTCGTCGAGTTCTTCTGTCAGCAGTGTTGTAAAGTTGCGGGACTTCTTTGGCCGACCTTTCTTATTCCCTGATTGACCCTTCTTGAACTGGGTTGCCTTCGGGGGTTTGCCGTAACCGACTTCGTAATCTGCATCTGACTTTTTGGATTTCTTGCTCATGATTTTTCCTCCGCACTGCGAATGTCTTTGATGATGCTGAAGCTTTCACCGGACGCTGCCAGCGTGGCGGTCGTCCCTGTTTCCTGCTCAAACCGCTGGATCGCGACGTCCACGTAATGCGGATCAATTTCAATACCGGCACCACGTCGACCAGACCGTTCCGCGGCAAGAAAGATTGTGCCGGAGCCTGCAAAGGGGTCGAGGATAAGGTCACCGGTTTTGGAGCAATCCATGATGGCGTCCGCCACCATCGCAACAGGTTTCACCGTTGGATGGGCCTCGAGGTCTGACATGCGTCCTTTGCCAAAGCTGTTGACGCCCGGGTATGACCAGACGTTGGTTCGGTAGCGCCCGTGGCGACCGAGCTCGACATTGTTGACGTGGGCACCTTTGCCGGCTTTGAACACGGCCACCAGCTCGTGCTGCGACCGATAAAGCGACCCCATGCCGCCGTTGTCCTTGACCCAAACGCATAGGTTTTTGAACTCGGCATAGGGCTCCTGACAAGCCGACAAGAGCTCAGAAAGGTGCCGCCAATCCATGCAGAGAAAATGCATCGATCCGTCTGCGCTGAATTCGACCAACCTGTCCGTCACGGTCCTGAGGAAAGCAGTAAATGCTTCTTGCGACATTTCGCCGGAGGCCATCGCGAACTCGCGGTGGCGGATCTTACCGGCCCCGCAGACATGACCGTCGATGGGCACGTTGTAGGGGGGATCTGTGAACACCATGCTGGCCTGCTCACCATCGAGCAGCATCCGGTAGCTTTCTGCCTCAAGCGCGTTACCGCAGAAGAGCTTGTGCCTGCCCAGCAGCCACAGATCGCCTGCACGGGCCACCGCTGCTGCATTGGTGGCGACGGCGGGGATGTGTTCATCCTGTGGGTCGGCATCGACGGAATCCCAGCTGTTCTGCAGGATAAGATTGACCTCGGGCACCTCGAATCCCGTGGTTTCGATTTCAAAGTCGAGGTCAATCAGTTCGAGCATTTGCTCTTGCAGGATTTCGACGTCCCATCCCGCATTGAGCGCCAGCTTGTTGTCGGCGATGACCAGTGCTTTTTTCTGCGCGGCCGACAACCCGTCGAGCGGGATGCAGGGCACTTCTGTTAGCCCGAGCGATTTGGCGGCTTCAAGCCTACCATGCCCGGCGATGATCTCGTTTGCCTCATCAATCAGGATCGGGTTTGTGAACCCGAACTCTTTGATGCTGGCGGCAAGTTGCCGGATCTGTTTGCCAGAGTGGGTGCGCGGATTGCGCGGGTTTGGCCGGATTTTGTCCACGGCCAACTTGACGATATTGAGGTTCTGCATGGCGGTTGTCCTTCTAAGAAGGAGCCGCCCAAAAACAAAAAACGGCGCGGCTCCGGTTAAGGGAAACCACGCCGTGCCATGCAAAGCGTTTCGGTCTTATCGTCAGCCGCTCGCCCCCTGGGAAAGCCACCAACGTCGATGCTGCGGTACCCGGCCCATGGCAAGGTTCGTCAAACATCTTTGACACACCCTGTGTACATGACCAAAGTCATAAATGCAATATGTATGGCGCTTTAACAGGAAAGCTCAGGACGTCCCCATCAAAAGGGCTGCTCAGTGATAACTTGATTGAAAATCCTCGTGTCGGTGGTTCGATTTCACCCCCGGGCACCACTAAATCTAAATAAAATCAGAAGCTTAGTAGAAATTTGAGCGTGTGTTTGAAACACTGTTTTGCGCTTGGGTGACAATTTGGGTGACAGCAGACGGATTCTGAAGCTGAAACCCAGTAAATTTGCGAACTCGCATCGCTTTAATGAGTTCATGCTGCGCGACAGACGAGCGCGCGGATTACCCGCAAACAACGCAGTTCGACCCTTGGACTAAGCCGCTCCGCGGCATTGGCGCCTGTGGTGGGAGTTTTGGTTTGACTAAATCGGCGCGCATTTTGCGATATTGATGACCTGCCTGACGATTGGGGCCTTCTCAATCATCAGACAGGAGGT